AGAGGTAGTCCCAGAAGCTGTAACAGGAGTAAAAGATGCAGTAGATGAGAATAGTAATCCTGTTTATCAAGATCTAGATTATAGTAAAGTGATTCCTGTCCTTACAGCAGCACTAAAAGAGGCAATACAAAAAATAGAATTATTAGAAACAAGAATACAAACATTAGAAAATAAATAATTATGATTACTTACAATTGGAAAATCACGGCTTTAAAGAAAGCACCAACGCTAGACGGATTGTCTAATGTGATTACACACATTAAATTTGATTATACAGGTACTGATGCGGAATCTGGAGAGTCCCACACATTTAATGGAGCTTGCCCCGTAGGAGCACCATCTGCTGAAAACTTTGCAAGTATTGAAACATTAACTGAAGATATGGTTATCGAGTGGGCAAAAGCAAATCACCCTGTAGATCATATGAATGAAGTTATTAAAAAAGGTATTAAAGCTAAAGTTGTACCTACTAACGAAGATGTAACAGAATTAGACTGGTTAAATACAGAAACACCATCAGGATCAGATAACCCAGATGAAGGAGTTGATGCTGAGTAGATAATATAACGTAAACATAAACGGAGGTACGTAAAACTCCTTGGAAATACTAAACTTTAATATTTATAATAAAAATAAAACACAATGATTACTTACAATTGGAATTGCAAAACAGTAGATATTTACCCAGAACATGGAGGTGAATCAAACGTAGTATATAATGTACACTATAGAGTAACAGGAACATCTGATCAATTAGATGATAACGGAAATCCTTATTCTAGTACTAATATAGGAACTCAGATCTTAAGTACAGATGACCTTTCTTCTTTTACATCATTTGATAGCGTGGTACATAGCGATGTTATTGGATGGGTTAAAGCAGCTATGGGAACTGAAGAAGTTACTAGCATAGAGACAAGCATAGAGAATCAAATAAACTCTCTGATAACTCCAACCTCGGTAACTAAGACTGTGGCTGACGATCCTGAAGTAGAGGAGTAGAAAAGAAAACAAGTCTAGAGAAAACCTTTTTTAAGGTAATCTAAAGTAACTAATAATACAGGTTGAATACATAGCCTGTATTTTAGTACAAGTTAAATAAGTTATTTATAATTAAATTATATTGAATGGGATTTTCAAGAGGACCAAATATTGTTAGGGATGGTTTAGTATTTGCTTGGGATGGAATGTCTCCAAGATCTTGGGATGGTTCCTCTTCAACTCATACTGACTTAAAAGGTAAAGGTACAGGAACTAAAACTGGAGCTAATTCTATCACTAGAATTAACAATCATGTAGATTTTAATGGTGGAGGAACTAGAAATTGTTATATATCATTCCCTTCAGTTAACATTACAGTCCCTACTGAAAACACCGGTACCTGGATGTGGGCACATTATTTTGAAGATGCCGGTAGTATAGATCATCCAAATTTTGGTAAAGAAACAACTGGAGCATGGGCAGGAGATGATGGATTTGTATTTGGTACGGGATATGGAACTGATGGTCCTAGGTGGGGTATAGCAGGAACAGCACATACGTTATATGCTTCTCTAACATCAACAACAGGGGACTATAGGGGGAATGTATGGCAAATATACTGTGTTACCTATGAAAGGAATTCCTCAACAGGATTAAAAACCTATTTACATGATTCCAATGGGCAAAGAAAAGTAGATGAACGTGCTACTTCTAATGTAGCTATAGGATCAAATAGTAATGCTTTACATATAGGAGCAACTAACTCTAGAGGAGGAAACTGGAATGGCTTGATGGATTTCGTTCTTATGTACAACACTGCATTAACACAAGAACAGGTATTTCAAAACTTCGATGCATATAAATCAAGATTCGGACTATAAAAATATAAATTATGTTTGAGAACAGAAGATGGTTGGTCATTCCAACAAGTATAACAAGCTCAATAGATTTTAATCAAGTATTAGAATCAAATACAGATTCATTACGTCTATCTGTAGACGGTAGTGAAACATTTGTAAAATACGAGATAAATGAAGTAACAGCCTCATATGAAGAATATTACCCAGACGCAGAAGATCCAAATATAATGTTAACCTCCTCTATAGAGGCAGGAGTGTATGGAAGACCTTCAATTTATTCTGAAGAATATACAGAATATAATCATGCTGATATTTTAGAATTATTATCAACTGAGGCTTGGACCTCACCAATAGAAGAGATTTAAGATATGGCTACAGCTGGGGGACCTGACATAGAGAGAAATGGATTAGTATTTGGGTATGATACTGGATATAGGGTAGCTGATAATTCTACATCTACTAGGTTTTATCCTGGTAAGAATACTAATAACTTAATTAGTAATTCATTTGACCCTACTTTTGATTCTTTAGCTGATGGGAATACTTGTGGTTTCCTAAATCAATTGGGAACCGGTAATTATTTAGGAGTATCACCCACAATATCATATAAAGGAACTAAATCTCTTAAAATTAATAGAGGAACAGGAGGAACAGGAAGAGTTTATAGAACCCTCTCTTTAACCTTAGGACAATATTTATCTGTTTCATGTTGGGTTTATTCTACAACCCCCGGAGCTATTCTAACTTTAGAATATAATGGTGGTGATTACAGTTGGGGAGTTGCTCAAACTCGAAATACTCATACAGGTACAGGATGGGAGTATTTATACGTTAGATCTTCATCTCCTGCAACCTCTAATACAACAGCATACTATTTTTTATATCCTTCAGTACAAAACCAAGATACATATTGGGATAATATACAAGCCGAAAATTCTCAATATCCTAGTCCTTTCTTAACAGGTACTCGCTCCTCAACCCAATCACTCATAGACCTAACCCGTACATCAACTATAGATGTATCTAGTGTATCATTTGATTCAACGGGACAACCTACGTTTGATGGTACAAACGATTATTTTGTAACTGATAATAGTTTTTTAATAACGGGAGATCAGACTTGGGAAGTTGTTGCTATTGCTAACGGGGGTCCCGATTCACCTGCTGGAATATTAACAAATCACTACTTCCAATCACCACAATCTAATTTCGGGATAAACTACGTGAGTGGAAATAGATTAGGTGCCTCTATCGGATATACAAATGGATCAAGAGAATATGCGTCTAAAAATACATCATATGTTATTCAAATAGGTGTACCATTTCATGCGGTGTTAAAATACGACTCATCTAATAACACTATAGAGTGGTTTATAAATGGAGAATCAGATTCGACATACAGTCTTTCAGCGACTCCTAATTTTATCACTCAACCAATATGTTCGGGTAGATGGACACCAATATATAATGATTATTATTTTAATGGGGAAGTGTATGTTGGTAAAGTGTATGGTAGAGCACTCACACCTGACGAGGTAAGAAAAAATTACAACGCTTACAAAAACAGATTTAATATATAATGTATTCAGGACCACACATAAAAAGAGATGGATTAGTATTTGGGTATGATACCGGTGCAAACCCTTCTTCTAACTTTGATCATAAAAATAAAAAACGTAGGTTTTTTAAAGGTAGTGCTTCTACAAATGTTGTTACTAATACTAATTTAAATACTGGGTGGTCTAAAGGATACCAAACAGCCATAGAATATGATGAAATAAAACCACCCAAAGGAATAAAATCTCAAGTTGTAGGTTTTAATAAAAGTAGTTCAAGTAGTTATTGGTATTCTTATGGAGATTATGCCCCACAAACCCCAAATACAACATATACAGTTTCAATGTTTGTAAAAACTAGGGACTCTAATTTTAGAATTACATTCTATACTGCAAATAACTCAGAAACAGGTAGAGTTTGGGGTTCATATATTACAGTGCCTAACGATAATAAATGGCATAGAATAGTATGGCCTAGTTTTTTAAATCCTTCTAATAGTCAATCAGATAGTTTATCATTTAATTTTAGTATGGCGGATACAGGAGATTCGAGTAGAACTTGGTTCTGTGCCCCTCAAATGGAAGTAGGGACCAAAGCATCCCCTTTTGTAGAAGGTACTCGCTCCTCAACCCAATCACTTATAGACCTAACCAAATCAACAACTATAGACGTATCTAATGTATCATTTGATTCTGATGGATTACCTACTTTTGATGGTACGGATGATAGAATTGAACTTACAGGATTCACACAAACCCCAGATCCCAATAATTTTAGCGTTGAAGCTGTAGTAAATTTAAATTCACATAACTCTAACACTAATATCGGAAGTGTAATTGTAAACAATTACAGCTCTTTGAGGGGTTGGATATTTTATTTAGATGGTCCTGATTCTCGATTAGGGTTAAGACATCATTATAATGGGACTTCGGGTGCATATAGTATAGAAGCTACAACTGGGATAAACCTTAATCAGTGGTACCATATAATGGGGACTGATGATGGAACTACCGTAAGACTGTATATTAATGGTGTACAAGTACAAAGTGGCAACAGCACAACAGCAACTAACTACTCAGGACAACCCCTAATAGGACAGTTCCCAGGTAACAATTCCGTGACTAACGGGAAAATCCCAGTCGCAAAAATATACAACCGAGCACTCACAGCCCAAGAAGTAAAACAAAACTTCAAAGCATACAAAAATAGATTTAATTTATAATAATAAAAAAAATAAAAAAAATATAAGATATAGTTGCTCAATAATTATTAAGTACCTATATTAGTATTATATAAATCGATTTAATTAAATAAATTTTTTAGAAATTATGGCAAACCAGAAATTAAAACAGGAAGAGCTAGACCAGTTACAGGAATTACAACAGAAGAATACTGCACTGGTTAGAGAATTAGGAGAGATCTCATTACTTGAAATTAACTTACAGGAGAGAAGTGAGGGAGCAAAGAAATTCTTAAGTGAAGTAAAACAAGCAGAATCTGAATTAGTAAACCAATTACAGGAAAACTATGGAGTAGGTTCAATTGATTTACAGAAAGGAGAATTCATTCCTAGTGAAACAGCAACTGCACAGGAGTCTGAAGTTCCTGCAAAAGAATAGGTACACTATTTACATTGGATAAAAGAGGGAGGGTTTTAGATCCTCCCTTCCTATTTATATACAGCTACCTACCTGTATAGAGTATGACAGGTTTAGAAAATAAGCAGATATTTATAAAAGACATTTAAATAAACTTCATCAAACATGGCAGAAACAATTATCTCTCCAGGTGTATTCACAAGAGAAAATGATATTTCATTTATCCAACCAGCACCTGTAGAAGCAGGAGCAGCAATCATCGGACCAACAGTAAAAGGACCAGTAGAAGTACCAACATTGGTTACTTCTTATAATGATTATGTAAGACAGTTTGGAACTACTTTTTCAAGTGGATCTACTTCTTATGAATTTTTAACTTCTATTGCTGTAAAAAACTACTTCCAACAAGGAGGTAATTCAGTATTAGTATCTAGAGTTGTTTCAGGTCCTTTTGATAGAGCTAGTAGTACAAATATTACAAACACAACTACAACTACAGGAGATGCTTTTGCATCAAGTCAAGGAACTTTAGCAGCTGCAGCAGCAGACGGACAAAAATTCCGTATTGTATATAATGATACAAACTATGACTTAATAGCATCAGATGATCCAATACCAGCGGATGTACCAGGAAGTAACACCTTTTACTTCTCTACAGGGTCTACTGCAACAGAAACTGCAGAAAACTTAGCATCAGAAATAAACAATAATGCTACATTATCAGCAATAGTAACAGCTGATAACACAGCAGAAGTTTTAGAATTAACTGGTGCGATTGCAGGAACATCAAGAAACGGAATTACATTCCTAACAGGTTCAGCAGCAGGAGCAACACCAGACTCTACTTTGATTACTTTAGAAGGAGGTACAAATACAACTACAGCTACTTTAAATTCTTTTGAATTAGAGACTATAGGAAAAGGAGAATTGTACAATAATTCTACAGCTGCAAGTGATGCAGGAGCAGAAAACAGTGACAATTCACTAATAAGCGGTTCAGCAGACAATGTAAGATGGGAAGTATCTAATGTTAATAAAAAACAAGGTACATTCACATTAAGTATAAGACAGGGTAATGATAGTCTTAAAAATAAAGTTATTCTTGAAACATTTAATAACTTATCTTTAGACCCTAACTCAGAAAATTATATCGAGAAAGTAATTGGTAACCAAGTAAAATCAATTAATACTTCAGAATCACCTGCTTACATCAGCACTACTGGAGAATATGTAAATAGATCAAACTATATTAGAGTATCAGCAGTGAATACACCAACATTAAATTACTTAGGTAATGATGGATTAACTGTTAATACAGATTCTGATAACGTTTCTTACTCAGCTTCTTTACCGGTAGCACAATCTGGTTCATTCCATGGAGCAACAGGAACATTATTTGCTTCTGATAGAGCAGCTAACTTCTTCGGTGATATAAATGGAGATGATTCACAAGGATTAACAGGAGGTAACTACGATAATATAATTTCAGTATTAGAAAATACTGAAGATTACGTATTCAATATTATTACAGCACCAGGTTTAATCCACAAATTTGCAGGACATAAGACACAGGTAGATAGCATTATCTCTCTTGCAGAATCTAGAGGAGATTGTATAGCGGTAACAGACTTAGTAGGATATGGAGAAACAGTAAGTAACGCAGCCGGACAATCAGACCTTGTTAATAGTTCATACGCAGCAGCTTATTGGCCTTGGCTACAAACTCAATCTGCATCAGGTAAAAATGAATGGATACCAGCCTCAGTTGTTGTTCCAGGAGTATATGCTTTTACAGATAATAGTTCAGCACCTTGGTTCGCACCAGCAGGATTAGTAAGAGGTGGAATTACAGGAGTAATTCAAGCAGAAAGAAGATTAACAAGAACACAGAGAGATACTTTATATTCTAATAAAGTAAATCCAATAGCTTCTTTCCCAGGACAAGGTATTTCTGTATTTGGACAGAAGACATTACAGACTAAAGCATCAGCTTTAGATAGAGTAAACGTAAGAAGATTATTAATTGAGTTGAAAAAGTTTATCGGAGACCAATCTAGAAATTTAGTATTCGAACAAAACACAATAACAACTAGAAATAGATTCTTATCTACAGTAAATCCTTACTTAGAATCAGTAGTACAGAGACAAGGTCTTTATACTTACAGAGTAGTAATGGATGATACAAACAACACAGCAGATGTTGTAGACAGAAATCAATTAATCGGTCAGATATTTATTCAACCAGCTAAAACTGCAGAATTCATAGTATTAGACTTCACAATTGAACCAACAGGAGCAACTTTTGCAGGATAATTTTAAAAATAGATATTTATAATAAAGCATATATAAAATGGCAGTATTAGACCCAAACGAAATAATGTTTAGAGCCTTCGAACCGAAGGTACAGAATAGATTTATCATGTACATGGATAACATTCCATCATTCATGGTAAAGACAGTATCAGCACCAAGCTTTGAAGACGGAGAAGTGGTTCTTGATCATATTAACTCTTACCGTAAAATAAGAGGAAAGAGAATGTGGAATGATATGGACATGACATTATACGATCCAATCACACCTTCAGGAGCTCAAGCAGTAATGGAATGGGCTAGATTATCTTATGAATCAGTAACCGGTAGAGCTGGTTATTCTGACTTCTATAAAAAAGATTTAACTCTTAATGTACTAGGTCCTGTAGGAGATGTAGTATCGGAATGGATTATCAAAGGTGCTTTCATCAAAACAATGTCTCAAGGAGATTTTGATTGGTCATCACCAGATGCTGTTGAATTATCAATGACAATTGCAATGGATTATTGCGTTTTGAATTATTAACACAGCCTCAAATATATAAGAAAGCCCGATTGATTTCGGGCTTTTGTTGTTTTAAAAATAATTTCTTCGTATATTATTGATTAGTACTTAAAGGGATAGTTCTTTGACATTTTAAAAATAACAAGATATGGAAAATTTAGAATTTGTTTTAGGTGTCCTATCCACAGTAGGTGTATTCTTAGTAGGGTATGCTTCGATAGGAGTGTTTAAGGTGAAAACCAAAGTTAGAGGTATTAATCAATCTATAGGTGATAGTTATTTAACTATAGAGGAACTAAGTAAAGATTTTAATAATGAAATTAAAGATTTACGATTAGATTATCAAAATCAAATTGATGAAATTTATAGACAAATAGATTCAAGATTTGATAAATTTGAAAAAAGAATTAATAAAAAATAATTAATAACCCGTCTTAAGAGCTATCTTCTTTATGTACTATAAAAAAACAAAGTAGTTGTTTTAAAAAAATATTCTTCGTATATTTATATCTAGAACTAGTTTTAATTAATAAAATTTATGGAACAAACACAAAAATTCCCTACAGAGGTAGTTGATTTACCTTCAAAAGGAAAACTCTACCCACAGGATTCTCCTCTAGCTAAAGGTAGTATTGAAATGAAGTACATGACTGCAAAAGAAGAGGATATTCTAACCAATCAAAATTATATCGAAAAAGGTATTGTTATTGATAAATTACTTCAGGTATTAATTGTTGATAAAACAATTGATTACAACCAATTACTTGTAGGTGATAAAAATGCCCTTTTAATTGCAGCACGTATTTTAGGATACGGTAAGGATTATGAATTTGAATACGCAGGAGAAAAAGAGAATATAGACTTGTCTCTTCTTAACAACAGCGAACTACATCCAGATGTTGAAAATGCAACAGAAAATTCATTTAATTATACTTTACCGGCTACCAAAAAAGTAATTACTTTCAAATTACTATCACATGGTGATGAACAAGCTATTGATTCAGAAGTAAAAGGATTAAAGAAGATTAACAAAGAATCATCAGCAGAATTATCAACACGTTTAAAACATATGATAATAGCTGTTAATGGAGATAGTGAAAGAAGCACTGTTAGATCCTTTGTAGATAATGAGTTCCTAGCAAGAGACTCTAGAGCATTTAGAAACTACCTTAGAGACTTTCAACCAGATGTAGATATGAAATTTTACCCTGAGAATGGACCGGAAGGAGGAGTAAATATCCCTATCGGGGTTAACTTTCTTTGGCCTGACGCCAACCTATAGGTTATCTATATTTACACAAATACATGAAATAGTATTTAACGGAAAAGGAGGGTATAACTATGATACAGTTTACAATATGCCTATTTGGCTTAGAAATTTTACTTTTCAAAAAATGCAAGAGCATTATGAAAAAGAAAAAGCAGAATACGACAAAGTAAATAAAAAATCTCAGACCTTAAAAAGTCCCACTATTAAGAAACCTTCATATAGTACAAAGGCTCGTAAATAATTACGGGCCTTGACTATTTATAATAAACTCATTTGATAAATGGCTAACGGCAATTTAAATCAAGAAATAATATTTCTTAACAAAGAACTAAAAAAGTTAGGTGCATCAACGGCTGAAATAAATGCAATAAATAGAGCATTTAAGGAACTAGCAGGTGATACGTCCGCTGTAAGTGGTGAAGTAGATAGAGTACGTAAACGTGTTGAACAATTAAGAAGTGAAGCAGCTAACCTTTCAACTCCATTTGCCGATCTTAATAATATTATACAGCAGAATGCTGCTGCATTAAGTAAGCAAAACAGTACACTTAGTATTGCAGCTAAAGCCCAAAATAAAATAGCAAATATCTCCAGAGATATGGTAAATGATTACCAAGGGTTAACAGATTTAAGTAAGAGACAGTTAGAATCTAAACTAGAAGATCTCCAGGCATCACAAGCACAACTTAGTTTACAAGCACAGATAGCGAAACAAGAAGCAAAAGAACTTCAATATACTAAAGGAAAGTCAAAAGCTGAAATTAAAAGAATGAAGCAGCTTAGAGAAGTTTCTAAGTTTAATGCTGAACAAGATGTTGGACTAACAGGGCTTATAGCTAAAACAAAAGAAAGGTTAGAATTAGAGACATCAATTAACGAAAATATGGGTGTCGCTGGAGCGCTAGTTGGCGGTACAGGTGCGTTAATGGAGAGACTGGGTATGAGATCCGGTATTTTCAACCAAGCAATGAGTGAAGCTACTGAAGAAATGAGAACCATGGCAAAAGACATGGGGAATAACGTTACTTTTATGAATAAACTGAAAGTAGCATCTACAGGAGTAAAGAGAGTTTTACAAGGTTTCGGAAAAGCATTATTGGATCCTACATCTATAGGATTAAAATTACTAGATACGTTTTTTAAAATTAATAAACAATCAGTTGAGATTAGCAGATTGACAGGACAGTCAGCATCTAACTTTGATACATTCCTTAACGGGGCAGCATCTGCCCGTGATCAAATGGAAGTTGTAGCAGAGTTAACTAAACAAGTAGGTTTTAATGCACAAAATGCATTTAGTGAACAGAATTTACAAGGAGCTGCTAATTTAAAAGTAGAGATGGGGTTAGCTGCAGGAGAAGCAGGAAACTTAGCTATGATGGCACAGACCTCTAACCAGGGAGTAGAGGCATTAACAGATAGCATAATAGCTACAACCTCAGAATTTAACGGAGCAAATAGAACAGCAGTTTCTCAAGGTGCGATATTAAGAGATATAGGTAATGTATCAGAAGGAATAAGAGCATCTTTTGCAGGTAATACAAAAGAGTTAGTCAAAGGGGCAGCAGCAGCTAGGAGATTAGGAATGGATATAAAAGACCTAGATAATATTGCTAGTAGTCTATTGGATTTTGATTCTTCTATACAGAGTGAACTAGAGGCACAGTTACTAACAGGTAAAAATATTAATTTAGCTAAAGCTAGAGAACTTGCATTAAACAATGACTTAGAGGGATTAGGAAAAGAGTTACTTAAGAACTCATCTGATATAAATGAATTCGGTAAAATGAACCGTATTCAACAAGAAGCACAAGCTAAGGCTTTAGGAATGACCAGAGACCAATTAGCTAGAGTTGCTTACCAGAGAGCATTAGAACTTGAAATGACAGAAGAACAGGCAGCAGCTGCAGCAGGAGTAAATGCAGAGGATATGAAGAGGATAACTGCTCAAGAAAATTTTGCTAAAGCATTAGAAAAGATAGCATCAGCCTTAGCACCAATATTAGATTTTTTTGGTGATATACTAAGCATACCATGGGTACCGCAAATACTACTAGGAGCTGTAGCAGCTGGTAAATTAGCTGGTAACCTTACCGGTATAGTAGGAAAATTAGGAAGTATATTTAAAGGGAGTAAAGAATTCATAAAAACTATCACTTCACCAGACTCTAAAGGATTTTTTGATTCAATTAAAGAGGTGTTAGGAGGAAAATGGGAAAAAATAAAAGAGGCATTTAATCAAGGTACCGGAAAGGATCAAGATATAGTTGATGAAATATCCGATAAAGCAAAAGACACAGTATCAGAAAAAGTAACAGATAGTTTAGAAACAGCTTCTGATAAAACTAAAGCAGTCAAACCAGGTAAAAATATAAAGACTTTTTTAAAGAATTTAGCAGAAGGATTGAAAGGAATGGCTAGTATGAAAGTGCTATACGGTGCTTTAAACCTAATACCAGCATCTTTAGGATTAGTAGCTATGATACCAGGAATAGCAGGAGCCAAGTTAATGGAGTTAGTTAGTGGACCTAAATTACTCCTTTCTATGGAGTCTTTAGCTCAAGGTTTAAAAGCTATGGGAACTGGTAAAGTACTTTTAGGTTCTCTAGGGCTACTGGCAACTGCAGCAGCATTTATAGCTATGATACCTGCATCAGCAGGAATGGCACTAATGGGTGTAACAGCACCAATGGCTGCAGCAGGTATAACTACACTAATTCCAGCTTTAACAGCTTTAGGTACTGCAATGGTATCAGGAGTAGGAGCTTTAGGATTAGCTGCATTAATAGGAATGGCAGTTGGATTAGGAGCAGGATTTGCACTCATTGGTGCAGGAGCACTGATGATGGGTAAAGGTATACAATTTGCTGCACAAGGATTTGTATCGATATTCGGACAGTTAGGTACATTAGTAACTATGTTACCGGAGCTGTACTTATTAGGAGGAGCTTTGATGTCTATAGCAGCAGGTTTAGGAGCAATAGCTCTAACAGGAATTGCAGCAATACCGGCATTGGCAGCCTTATCTGGATTTGCACTCATGGCAACACCGCTCATAGCTTTAGGAGGTTTGTTTGGAGATGGAGGGGAAGATAGCGATGGTTTTGCTAAATTAGAAGCCAAACTTGACACTTTAATCGAAGTTATATCCTCAGGCGGTGATGTATATCTTGATTCCGATAAAGTAGGAAGAACTCAGGCAAAATCATTTTCAAGATTAACAGGTTCGTAAACAAATAATAATAACATCTATTTATAATAAACATTAATATAATAATTATGGCTAACGGAATATTAAATAATCAATTGCAAAATTCTTCTCTAGGATTGCAAGGGTTAACCCCTAACCAGAGAGCAGGAGCAAACCGAGCTTCACAACTACATAATCAATCATCAATCAATAATCAACCAGCTATCGAACAAAGCCCATCAAGTCTTGATTTAGATGGAGCAACACCAGGGAAATATTTAGATAACCCACCATTATAGTAAAAGTATGCCAATAATAAGGGACTTACGAAAAGACTTTGATGAAGGTCGTATGGATAAACTCCGTTCTCTAAAATATGAGGATTCGGGGACTAAGGCTCCTTATGTAACAAAACAAAAGGGTGATCCAACTGACGGAATATCGAGAAGAGTAGACGATTTGTATCGTATTACACAAATGCTTGTAGATAAACCTGGGTTAAAACACCTATCTAACGAAGCATTACTTAAACAAGAAGAACTAACAAGGAAGTTACAGGGTAATGATAAAACTGCTGTAGGTAATATCATTAGGAGAGTTGGTGGAACTGTTAAACATGTAGCTCAAGTAGCAGGTTCTACTCTTGCACAAGTACCGGTAAATGGTACAGGTACACATTTTTTACGAGGATTTAGGACAGATACGTATATACAGGAGGGAGACCCTTCTGGATTTTTTGGTGCAGCAGGTGTAGAGGGATCTCAATACGCACTAAGTGGAAAAAGAGTACCAAGTCAAGGTTTATTAAGCAACTCTATATTACCTGATAGAAATACAACAGCAAATCGTGGTGATTTAGGTAGAAATCATATTGGTGAAGAAGGAAACATAAAAGTAGAATCTACAGAAATAAGTAAGTTTTACCTAGACTCAGAAAAAACCAAAGGTAAATATACGACAGTATCCAACATTACTTTTGCATCAACCGGTTCTGCAATACCATTAAAAGGAGTTGAGAGAGAAACAACATTAACTCCTCTAAGCCTCGGTAAAGATAACAAGAATATAACTGGAGATATATCAGACCCAGTACCAGAACGTTCTAAAATAACATTATTTGATAAGAATCAGTTAGAAGCCGGTGGAGGTAGAACTGCATTAAGTACTTTAGATAATATTAATCATTCAAGAGTAGGTTCTAAAATACCTTTATTAGGTACTCCAACCAGACCATCCGATGATCTTTCTCAAAAGGGTATAACAACTTTATTTAATTTAGAAGACGATAAATTTAGAGACTATATTACATCAGGTAATGCACCGGTGGAGGATAGAAAAAAATTAATCGATTTAAATACAGGTGAAGACGGAATAGGTATAGGTACTATTACTAGTTTACCTAAGCAATTTGAACAGAAATTTATAGATGTAGAAGGTGCAAGATATTTAGATAGCACAGAAAATAACAGCATAGCTGCACAAGTAGGAGTTCCTATTAATACTGAAAATTTATATGGTAATTCTCCTATATTTAATACTACAGATCTAAAAGGAAACCCGGTATACGGTAAGAGTATAGAGAATAGAGGAGTATTAGGAGATATAACTGAATTAAATCCTAAATTTGAAAACAAGTACCGAGATGGAAATACTTATACCGAATTTGATACCAAAGGTAACATAAACTCGGTACAATCTGCAGAAGTATTCGGTGCAGGTGGAAGTATTCCGTTAAGAGCTAATATTAATTTTGATGGACTTAATGGCAGTTCACCTACTATTAAGCAAGCTAAAGAAGACCCTAATCAATACAACGGTCAATTAGGGACTACATCGATAGATTCCGGTAAACAAATACAAGACTTCAGATCTAATGACAGTAAGAACAAGTTTAACGGTGGAACTACGAATACATATTCCTTTAACTATAGTAATAGACTTATAAACAAAGAAACTAGGGTAGGGTTAGGAAATCAAGGTAAGATTAACAGAAATAGAACATCCTACACTACTAGTGATCCAGAAGCAGTAGATAAGTTAAATAAGTTAGATGTATCGAAGAAGCCACTAAATGGAATAACTGAGAATAGAGACCTTATCCAACTAGAATTCCAGGTAATGACACCTGAAGATACATACTACCTTGCTTTTAGAGCATTTTTAGATACTTTTGATGATAGTTTTACCGGTTCTTGGAATACTAATAAATACTTAGGTAGGGCAGATAGTTTTTACACTTATAGTGGATTTGAGAGATCTATTAATATAGGGTTTAAAATAGCAGCAGCTACAAAAGAGGAAATGAAGCCGTTATATAGAAAAGCTGCAACGTTGGCATCTGTTACGGCACCATCATACGGGGATAACGGGAGATTTATGAGAGGTTCCTTAGCAAAAGTGACTGTAGGGGATTATATCTACGAACAACCTGGTATAATAGAATCAGTTCAATATACCTGGCAAAAAGATTACCCATGGGAGATATCTTTCCAAAACCCAGAGCAAAAAGATAATGTACAAATTCTTCCTCATGTACTAGATGTTTCGATTAGTTTTAAAGTTATACATGACTTCCTTCCACAAACAGGAATCACACCTCTTATAACTAATTATAGACCTATATCAGAAAATAAACAGACTTATATAGATTTACCTAAACCAGAAGTAGTAAAAGCTGAAACAGAAAAAGAAACAGAAGTTAAAAAAGCGAAAGAAAATAACCCAGTAACAATACCTCCACCAGTTAGTTCTGATTTGGAGGGAAATCCTAACACATTTCCGTTTGCTAATAACTAAATAATAACTATATTAGAAGATGGGTAGACGATTTAAAAAAATACCGGATAACAAAACAACAAGAGGTACTACATATAAAAGAAATGTAATATACCCAGATATTCCTCTTGATCAAAATGATGTATATGTTATTTCCCAATTTGGAGATAGGTACGATACATTAGCACAAGAGTTTTACAAAGACTCAGAGTTATGGTGGATTATTTCTTCAGCAAATAACTATCAAAAAGGATCTTTAAACGTAACTCCAGGAGTACAGTTAAGGATACCTGCTGATAAAACAGCAGCGATATCACTATTTGAAGAAGTAAATAAAACTAGGTAATGTCAAAAACAGCTAAAGATATACCACAAGGACAGCCGCAAGAAGTAATCGGAGGAGGAATAAACTCAGGAGTAACTAGACAACTCATAGAGCGTGAAAAACTTGTATCACAAAATCAGAAAACAAAAGAGCATCTTTTATTTTTCAACAGCAACGGTGCATGGGCTAAAATGGTATCCAGTGTTAATACATTAACAGATACTGAAACTAATTTACTAGCTTCAGGTAAACTTACAGTAGAAGAGGTAATTGGTAATAAGAACTTAGCTTACAATAATGTACTTATGGGGGGTACCATAAAACAAAGCACCCCAGATCAACCTACAACTTTAGGAGGAGGAGTTAGTAAGAAAAGACACAATCCTATAGATATTGATGCTAATGGATATATTAAAGCAGGTGATATTAAAAATAGTGCTTATCATAATTATGAAAGCTTAGGGTTCCGTCCAACACCGGGTATTGAATCAGTTAATGTTAAATCTAAAGGTACATACGGAACATTGAGGGAAGCTGAAGTCAATGTTAAGGTATGGACTTTAGAAGATTTAGAGGTTATGCAGGCTCTGTATTTAAGGCCTGGATATACAATATTACTTGAATGGGGACATAGCATACAACTCCAATCAACAGAAAACCCTGGGAGTCTAAATACGCAAATAGAAACCTATAAGAAATTTTTAAGAGACGGTGTTGATGATCCGATGTTAACTTTTGAGAAGGACCTACTTAAGATTAAAAAAGACTCAGACTATAATTACGATTCATTTGTTGGATATGTATCTAATTTCAACTGGAGTATCAACGAACAGGGAGGTTATGATTGTACGATAAAAATTATAGCTAAAGGTAGTGTATTAGAGTCTATTGCATGTACTTTCGACCCTTCCAATGTATATCCTGCAAATCAGATGAATTCTTTGAGGAAAGATAAAGGTAAGGAAGAGAGAAAATCAATTTTCCATAAACTTTTTACTGAGATGCAATACTGGGTAGACGGAGGAACATCAAGTACAGAACTACGTCAATTAGGAACTGCTGCTGCTTTAAGTACTTTACCTGGTGGTGCAGGCACTGCAGCAGTAGTAGCAGGATACGCAATCGGAGGAGCAACTAGCGATGTACTGTTCGGTAATGACGAAGACCTATTAGCTGCACTAGATGACCCACAAGGGGCAGAAGCGAAAATATCAATGCAAAATGATGCATTCAATAAAAAATTCGAAAAACTAAGAAACGGAGATTCTTTCGTATATAATGGTAAAACCTACACTTTCGGACCAACAAAAACAGGAAGTAGTGGGTTTGCAGACTTAGAGGAAGAAGAATTAGAATTTTACCTTAACAGGCAGTTTGGAGAATATGGACTAACTTTTTCTCAAGCAGATTCTAAAGAAGGTAACCCAGGAGATAATATAAAAGTTACTGATCAAAATGGAGAATCGTTTCAAATTGAGGTAGATAATTCTTTCACAGCTGATGATTATAGAGAAGGATTAAGATTAACTAACTTTATTCAAGATCGTTCGTTAATACCAGAAGAACAACTTACGGAAAAACAAAAGGAAGACCGAGAGAAGAGAAAACAACTTGCTAAACAACAAGAAATTGACAGGAAGATAAACCAAGCTATAGCTAAAGAAAATAAAGCAGATATTACAGGACTTCAACCTGAGGGTGAGGTGATGCCCATATATACTAAAGGTAACTTTGCTAGAAATTCTTCACAACACTTCAGGAAAACATTAAATGACTTCGCTGCATTCAGATTGAAAGACTTGGAATTGAAAGGTGATAGTAACTTTACCGATAATGATGACCTTAATGAATTCTGGATACCGTTACATGTAATATTAGATGTCTATAATAATTACGTTACTTTAATAGATGGTACTAAATCTAAATCTAAAGGAACAAATTCAACAGGAAGGAAATTAACACAATTTTATACCGGTCATCAAGACGAATATAACACCGGTAAATATGAAAAAAAGCTAAAATACCTTACAACAGATCAACATTTTTCTATTAATCCTATGGTTTGCGTATTGCCGAAAAAACCACGATTGACTACATTACGAGATAGCGAAGGTAAGCTCTTAGAATGGCCAGACGGACAAGGAACTGCTTTTCCAGTAGGCGTTATATGGAAAAATGGATTCCATAAACAGGTAGAATCTGCTTTTACTCAAGGACTAATTAGAGGAGAAACAGATGACATATTAAATATACTAATTTCAGTACAATTCCTTAAAGATGAATTAGATAAGATCGCTAAAGCTAATGAGGACTCTGATCAAAACGAAAATAACAACATAGTACATTTTTTGAGAATACTTCTCAAGGCTATGAACGAAGCTATGGGAGGAGTAAATGATTTTGATTTATTTTATGACGATAGCGACGACTTATTCTATATTGTAGATAGAAAAATAACACCTGCACTCCGTGAATTAATACCCACATTAACTATATCTGGAACTAAATCGACTATGTCAAATGTAAATATTTCTAGTCAAATTAGTCAAAATATAGGGAATATGGTTTCTATAGCTGCCCAAGGAACAGGTGGAAATTCTAAAGATAATGTAGGGCCTCTTCTTAAGTGGAATGCAGGACTGCTAGACAGGCACATAAGACATAAAGCACAGGAAAATACAGACGATAATGCTAAAGTCACTCAGAAAAAAGAGAAAAGAGAAAACCCTGCTGACACAAGATTAAAAAAGTGGATTGAAGACTACTACGACTATTGGAGAGAATTTAATGGAGATAAGGCATTTGATAATGGTGATTTTAATGCTGACCTAGTTTCATCAATTTCTAATTACCATAAAAAATTCTGTCAAAAATACGTAGTAGAGACTTATTCTAAAAAGAAAGATGATCCAAAACCACCACCAGGAGTTATTCCGGTAGAATTATCCTTTACAACATTGGGAATAAGTGGAATAAAAATAGGGCAGGCCTTCTTAATTGAACAGGGACTATTACCGCAAAGATACGCAGAAGATTTCGGATATATTATAACCGGACTATCTCATAGTATTCAAGATAATAGATGGACAACAGACATAAAAACACAGTTTTATTCTATTAAACCTCCTACAAAGGAAGAAATAGAGTACTTTGAAAAAACTGCTAAAACATCATCGGAAGGGTATAAAGAAACAACTGCTACCGGCGGAGAAGAACCGGTAATTGAAGATGATACAGAGCCAATAAGTGGAGAAAATGTAGACTACGATTCAATAAAAGCCGCAGTTACAAGTAAAGGGTATGAGTGGGATTCCCGTGAATGGGCTGTCAATATTGTAGGTATCCGTAATTATAACTCCTTTAGCGATGGTAAAATACCGTTGAGCAATAAGTTTGACGATATAATGACAATATCTTGGATAGAAAACGGAATTAAAAAAGCAGAGAAATTCGCATGTACTACAGATCCAGGAAAACACTGGCTTGTTAATAGTATTAACTCAGCAGGTACTGCAATACTTAAGGAAGGACAGTACATAAAATCTCATGCATTCGGAAAACATAAAAGATCGGGAGGATACTTATCTCTAACACAAATTAATCCTGTTACTGTATGGAGAGATAGAAATGGAGATCAATTTTACGATTTTAAAAACCCGCAAACCGGAATTTTTGGTATTAACATCCATAAGGCAAGTACAAGGAATTCTGGTTCCACTCAAATAGATAAATGGTCAGCTGGTTGTCAAGTAGTTAGTAAACCTGGTAGTTTATCTCGTATACTACAGGTAGCAAAACAAGCAACACGAAAAGTACAGCAAGATAAGTTCACTTATACATTAATAAACTCTAGAGATATAAATATATAAAAGTATGTACTTACCAAAACACCAATATGTTAAGAAGACTATAGAAGAACTTGATAGTTTATTTAATTTAAAGATAGGCGGGAGAACACAAACATCCGATTCATCTATCTTAGAACAAGTGAGTAACTCCCTTAACAATCAGAATACACAAGTAGTTGTCACATCAACAGGACAAATATTTAGCACAGTAGGTATTAATTTTGATAAAGGTGATTTTAGTTCTGCTATAGAATTGATTAAAACAAAGGAATCTAATGATCCTACTTTATTTGATAATGACAGAGGAAGTTCTATTGTATCTACAAAATTGCCTCCATCATCTAAAGATAAAGAAGTAGGTGTAATGAAGCGATGCTTTTACAAAAACGTATCAACAGGTAAAGTAAAGGAAATACTAAAAACTAAAGCAGTAAAGTTAGCAAAAAATAGAGAGAGGTTTGAACAAGTAGTGTGTATCGACTGGATAATAAAAGGACCATTAGAAGATCAGAACATTAAAGGGTATTTTTTAGAAGGAGTAAAAAGCAAAAACGAAAAGACATTACAAGAACTTACAAAATTAATGCCAGGTACTGAAACACTAATAGAGAATTCAGCAGAATATGTTGAAAATACAGTACTTCAATCTGCAGATCCTATTAGATCTAGTAAACCTGCTATAGTTATACCTTCACCAGGAAAAAAGTTGTAACATCTAAAATTTAATCGTATATTAGTGTAAAGACTAATAAAGGTTATAGATGTTTTATTTAGTAGAAGAAGAAGATAAGTTAATTCAATTAGAAAGGCTGGTTAAGTTAGGATGTTATGTTGATGTAATTACTACAAATGACTTCTTCCACCCTAAGTTATCTTCAACAGTAGCTGTATATATAAGATTACTTGATAGTGAGTACGGATACTTAATTCCTATTAAACATAGCGAAGGACTCAACGTTGCAAAAGACCGTGTCTATAAAATACTTAAACAATCAGGTAAACTATATACCTTAGATAAGAAAAAACTTCTATACTACTTTAATTTACAAGCAGCTACCGATCTATCATTAGTGTATTCAATGAATACTTTTGAAAGATTAGAGTATACCAAGAATAATAGTACGGTAGATTGGTATTATAGTAAGTATAGTGACAAACAGGACTTAAATTCTATCATTCCTATCACTAAGTTATACGAAAGATGTGAAAGTACTTTTAATTCTATAAAGAAGTACCTAGACTTAGAAATACCTCCTGGCTTTGAGTTTTATAACCAAACAGCAACTAATGTATTTTATTTATTAGAGCAAAACGGAGTAGGAATAGAAAAAAATCAATTTGTAGAGTTATTTACCCCTAAAAATCCTATTTTCAATACACAAGAGAATAGAGCATATACATCATATAACCTCTACAACAGTACCTCAAGACCAACAAGCAATTTCAACTCAGTTAATTTCGCAGCAATTCCAAAGACAGAAGAGCATAGATCTAGTTTTAAACCGCAGAACGACTTTTTTGTTGAGTTTGACTTTGATGGATACCATTTAAGATTGTTAGCAGAACAAATAAATTACCCTTTGACTGAAGAGTCTGCACATAAACAATTAGCTAAACATTATTTTGGTACAGAGAATATAACGGAAGAGCAGTACATACAAGCAAAACAAATTAATTTCCAAGCAATTTACGGTAAAATACCGGAGGAACATAGAGAACTAGAGATATTTGTAAAAATACAGGAATATATTGACAATATGTGGAGTAGTTTTAACAAAAATGGCTATGTTCGTAACACACAATCAGGTAAACCTTTCACAAAAGAGTTAAAAGACATGCATCCGGCAAAATTAATGAACTATATGATGCAATCGTTGGAGACATCAAATAATATACGTATATTAAAAGATCTACTTAGATATTTAAGAGATAAAAAATCTTTTATTACTCTGTATACTTACGATGCTGTATTATTTGACTTCAGTAAAGAGGATGGTAAACAGACCTTAGATGACATAAAGAAAATAATGGAAAGTAACGGTAAATACCCGGTAAAATTTAAGTACAGTAATAATTTAATGTTATAGAACAGACTAACTATTTATATATGATAACAAATGTAACAAGACCTAAGTTCGATTATGATATCGAACCTTTTTTTACCAGCGAAGATATGAGTAATAAGCTGTTCTGTACATTCTCGACTGAAGATGATTTAGAGAATGTGTTAACTACTATACAAAGTAAGTATAAAATAATATATAATAAGATTTTTGTGCTTTATTCAAAAAGCCAAGATGAATATATGTGTACATATAACGTAGATTTCGGAAATGTATCAACTTTCTTAGAAAATACGATTTTAGTACATAGAAAAAAAGAAACTAATACCCTTTATACGATTAATGCGTTAAATACATTAATCAAACAACTAAACGGAGGAGTATTAGATACTACATTCAGAATTAACTGGAATGACTACCGTAACAGTATACTCCTTACTAAAGGACCTGAATTAAAAAGAGTCAATACAAAACTATACCGAATTATAGAATTATAATTTTATAGTTGGCTCATAAAGATATTATTCGTATCTTTATAATAAGTAATATTTTAAATAAGTTATATATGGACATTAATGCTATCCGCGCTAAATTAGACGCGCTGAACAACAACGGTCAAGAAAAAGAGAAAACTGACTACTCAAAAATCTTCTGGAAACCACAATTAGGTAAGCAAACAGTACGTATCGTACCATCGGCTTTTTATCCTACTTTTCCATTTAAAGAATTAAAATTCCACTACGGTATCGGTAAATATCCGATGGTTGCTTTATCAAATTTTGGTAAACAAGATCCTATCGAAGAATTCGTAAAAGAGCTTCGTAAAACTAGTGATAAAGATAATTGGTCATTATCTGGAAAAATCTCACCTAAAACTAGAATCTTTGCTCCTGTAGTAGTAAGAGGAGAAGAAGATAAAGGAGTTAGATTATGGGGATTCGGAGTAACCATCTATAAAGCATTACTTGCTTTAGCAGAAGATGAGGATATCGGAGACTTTACCGATGTAGTAAACGGATGGGATATGGTAGTAGAGCAGCAGCAAGGTAATCCTTACCCTGAAACTACTGTTCGTATTAAACCAAAACAAACACCTTTATCTGATAATAACGATTTAGTTGATAGTTGGTTAAAAACTCAACCAGACCCAGTAGAAGTACATACTCAGTATGATTACGATTTTATTAAAAAACAGTTACAGAATTATTTAGATCCCACAGCAGCAGCGGAGGAGAATAATACCCCTGCAAAAACACAACCTGCAGATGATAAATTGCCAGAAAGCTTAGGTCAACAAAAAGCAGACTTTACTTTAGAAACAGCTACGGCTGGTAAAAAAGATACAGTTACTAAATTTGATGATCTATTTAACGAATAAGGTATATGGCAAAAAAGAAAGAAGTACAAGCAGCTGCATCAGCTGCAGTTAGAAAGAGTTTTAATCTCGGGAACTTCAAGAAAAAGAAAGGTTTTTCTCAAGCTTCTGTAAAGTTTAAAGAACAGGGATGGATTCCTTTATCTAAAGCTTTTCAAGATATTACATCTCTTCCTGGCATACCAACCGGACATATCACACTCTTACGAGGACATAGTGATACAGGAAAAACAACCGCATTATTAGAAGCAGCAGTTAATGCTCAAAAAATGGGGATCCTACCGGTATTTATTATTTCTGAGATGAAATGGTCTTGGGAACATGCTAGGGAAATGGGACTACAGTTTGAAGAAGTATTAGATGAAAACGGATCAGTTATAGATTACGAAGGTCATTTCTTGTATGCTGATAGAGGAACGTTGAATACAATCGAAGAAGTAGCTGTGTATATGGCTGATTTAATGGATGAACAGTCTAAGGGTAATTTACCTTATGATATGTGTTTCTTCTGGGATTCAATAGGTTCAATACCATGTGACTTATCAGTACGTTCGAATAAGAATAATAATGAATGGAATGCTGGTGCGATGTCTACTCAATTTGGAAATAATTTAAATCAGAAGATTTTATTATCAAGAAAAGAAAATTCACCTTATACTAATACATTAGTTGCTATTAATAAGGTATGGACTATGAAACCTGAACATCCAATGGGACAGCCTAAATTACAGAATAAAGGCGGTATGTCGATGTGGTACGATGCTACATTAGTAGTTACTTTTGGTAACATAACAAACCCCGGTACTTCTAAGATTAAAGCAGTAAAAAATGGATTACAAGTAGAGTTTGCAAAACGAACTAACATCCAGATTGAAAAGAACCATATTGGAGGAGTACAATCTAGAGGTAAGGTAGTTATGACATCTCATGGTTTCTTACCAGACGATAAAAAGGCTATTGATAAGTATAGAGATACCCATAAAGAGCATTGGCTTAAATTAGTTGGTAGTATCGACTTCGATTTAATAGAAGAAGGAGATATGGAAGAGGAGATTATTACTAAAGGTATCCTTGATTAATGAGTAAAGGATATAGCCATATACTTAACAATTTAAAAGAAACCCCACCTAGAGAATTAAATGATCATATACTGGTCATAGATGCAATGAATATGCTCATTAGGAGTTTTTCATTACTCAAGGCAATGAACCCGACAGGCCATCACGTAGGTGGCCTTGTTGGTTTCTTAAGGTCTCTTGGATTTGTTACACGTACCTTTGATCCAACTAGAGTAGTAGTAGTATGGGATGGAAAAGGAGGCTCAGCAAACAGGAAAAATATAGACTCTAACTACAAAGCTCAACGTGCAACATCGAGGATAACACATTGGGGATTATATGATAATAAAGCAGAAGAGCAAGAAGCATTAATTGGACAATTATACAGAACCCAGGATTATTTAGATTGTCTACCACTCCAACAAATTATGATGGAGAAGCTAGAAGCAGATGATGTTATTGCATATCTTGCAAAGCAAGGAGCAGCTAATAATAAAAAAGTTACTATAGTATCATCAGACAAGGATTTTCTACAATTAGTCGATAATAATATTGAGGTATTTGCCCCTATAAAGAAGAAGACTTTCACAGCAGAAAATATACAGGAAGAACTAAAAGTACTTCCAGAAAATTATAATATAGTGAAAGCACTTACAGGTGATAACTCAGATAACTTAGCCGGTGTTAAGGGACTAGGAATTAAAACAATACTTTCTGAATTTCCGGACTTAATCACAAAACCTAATATGGACTTAGATTACGTATATAATATATGTGCGGATAAGTTAGAAGGTAAGAAAGTAAAAAAGATATTCCCTAAAATTATTACAGAATGGGATCGTGTAGAAACTAATTTTAAGTTAATGAATTTACATGAGACTTCGTTGGATGATAAGGAAAAAAATCATATATTAAAAATAATAAAAAGTGAAATACCAGCACTACAGACCGGAGCATTTTTACATCTTTTAGATCAAGATAAGATCGAAGGGATTACTAAAAATACAGAAGGATGGCTAGAGAATTTCAGGGGTTTAACGGTTATAAAACAATAAAGGAATGACATTAAAAGCATTAAATCAATACGGTAAGGGTTTTCAACTTAAAGTATTAGGTTCACTATTAACAGATAAAAAATTCGTACTTAATGTTAGGGACGTACTTAAGGAGGAGTATTTTGATGCGGATTCACATAAGTGGATTATTAATGAAATAATTAACTACTTTGATAAGTACCATACTACAATTACTATGGATGTACTTAAAGTAGAATTACAGAAATTAGATAATGAGATTCTGGTTGTAGCATTGAAAGAGGAATTAAGAAATTCTTATGCTGCTTCTCAAGATGATTTAGAATACGTTCAAGAAGAGTTCTTAGGTTTCTGTAAGAATCAAGAGATGAAACATGCAATTTTATCCTCAGCAGATTTATTAAAAGATGGAGATTTTGACGGTATTAGAAATATGGTTGAAAAAGCTATGAGAGCTGGAATGGATAAAAATATGGGTCATGAGTATAATAAGGATGTAGAATCTAGATATAGAGAGAATTACAGACCTACTGTACCTTCACCTTGGCCGTTAATGAATGAAGGAATTCAAGGAGGATGGGGACCAGGAGATTTAATCATTATTTTTGGTAACCCAGGAGGAGGTAAATCATGGACTTGTGTTGCAGCAGCTGCACATGCTGTTAAGATGGGGTATAACGTAAATTACTATACTTTAGAATTAGGAGAAGACTACGTTGGTAAACGATTCGACTGTTACTTTACCGGCCACTCTATCGATCATGTAAATCAACATAGGAGCGAGGTTGAGAGTATAGTTAAAGGGCTAAAAGGTAAGCTTATAGTAAAGGAGTATCCTCCTAAGGGAGCTACTGTCAATACTATTAAATCCCATATTCAAAAATGTATTGATATGGATCATAAACCGGATATGATTGTAATTGATTACGTAGATTACTTAAGAGCACCATCTAAAGGTAAATTCTCAGAACGAAAAGACGAAATTGATGATGTATTTATTGCAACTAAAGGACTTGCTAAACAATTTCAAATACCAATCATTACTCCATCTCAAGTAAATAGAATGGGTGCTAAAGACTCAGTTATTGAAGGAGATAAAGCGGCAGGTTCTTACGATAAGATGATGGTAGCTGATATATGTTTATCACTTTCTAGACAAAAAGAAGATAAGGTATTAGGTACCGGTAGAATGCACGTTATGAAAAACAGATACGGTCAGGATGGAATGACTTATGAAGTAGATATGGATACAAATAATGGACATATATCTTTCAAAGGAAAAGCTGATCCTGCTGACTTACTAGCAGCCGACGATAAACCTACTTTTACGTTGTCGAGAGAAAAAATGACAGAATTATTTGACAAAAAGTAGAATATATATACTATTTATGGAAACATCTCCAATAACGAAGTATATTCTACAATTGGAGATTTTTCTATCTAACTAAACTAAAATAACAAAGAATGAGTTTACTCAAAGAACGCGTAGTTTACAAACCTTTTGAATATCCACAAGCATTTGACTATTGGATGAAACAGCAACAAGCCCACTGGCTTCATACAGAAGTACCAATGTCACAAGATGTATCTGATTGGAATTCTAATTTAAAAGACCATGAAAAAAACCTAATAGGAGGAATACTTAAAGGTTTTGCTCAAACAGAAACAGTCGTTAATGACTACTGGACAGGATTAGTAACTAACTGGTTTAGAAAACCAGAAATTATTGCTATGGGAGTAACGTTTGGTTCTTTTGAAACTATACATGCCGAAGCCTATTCACTATTAAACGAACAGTTAGGTTTAGATAATTTTGCTGAATTCTTAGAAGATGAAGCAACTATGGCAAAGATTGAGAATTTAATGAATGTAAGAGACTCTCATGAAAACCCAGACTGGCATCAAAGAGCTGTTTCTCTAGCTATTTTTTCTGCTTTTACAGAAGGTGTTAACCTATTCTCTTCCTTTGCAGTTTTACTTTCATTTAAAATGAGAAACAAATTAAAAGGTGTAGGACAAATAGTTGAATGGTCTGTTCGAGATGAGTCATTACATAGTGAAGCCGGTTGCTGGTTATTTAGAACACTAATGAAAGAACACCCAGAATTTAAAACCGAAAAATTAGAAAACGATATAAGAGAAGCTGCTGAAGCTGCTATTAAGTTAGAGTTTGATTTTATTGATAAGGTGTTTGAAATGGGAGATTTAGAGAACTTAACTAAAAATGAGCTTAAGAATTTTATCAAACATAGAGTCAATACTAAAATGGGAGACTTAGGCTTAAAACCTTTAATCCCTTCAGAAGATATAGATAAAGGAGCATTAAAAACTATGAAATGGTTTGATGCAGTTATCGCAGGAAAACAGCAAACTGATTTCTTTGCAAATAGAGTAACAAATTACTCTAAAGGACATATGGATTGGGATGCATCAACAATGTTTTAATTAAAATACAAGATAAATGAGTATAGTAGTAGATACATCTGCTTGGGAAGCAGGTAAGGATTATCCTGAATGGATGAACGAAATATCAATAGCAACTATTTCTAAAGGTTACTTATTAGAGGGAGAAACACCTAAAAAAGCATACCGTAGAGTAGCAGATACAGTAGCAAAAAGATTAGACAGACCAGATTTAGCTAATAAATTTTTTCGATATATGTGGAAAGGATGGTTAAATCTAGCCTCTCCGGTTTTATCAAATACAGGTACAGATAGAGGATTACCTATTTCGTGCTTTGGTATAGATACTCCAGATTCTATTAGAGGAATAGGGCTTACTAATGCTGAGCTAATGAGATTGACCTCAATGGGAGGCGGTGTAGGAATAGGATTATCTAAAGTTAGAGGTAGAGGAGTTAAGATAGGTAACGGAGATATGGGACAATCAGAAGGGATAGTACCTTGGGCTAAGATCTACGACTCTACTATTATTGCAACTAACCAAGGTGCAGTAAGAAGAGGAGCAGCTTCTGTAAATCTAGATATAAATCACCCTGATATTAAAGAATACTTACAAATCAGAAGACCTAAAGGAGACCCTAATAGACAGTGTCTAAACCTACATCAATGCGTTGTAGTGGATGATGCCTTTATGGAAAAACTAGATAGGAGAGACCCGGAGGCTATGGGATTATGGGTAGAAATACTTAAATCTAGAGTAGAGACAGGTGAACCATATATTATGTTTAAGGATAACGTAAATAATGCTAACCCACCAGCTTATGTACGAAATAACTTAGACGTAAGTATGACAAATATATGTTCAGAGATTACTTTACATACAGATGAAGAACATTCTTTCATTTGTTGTTTAAGTTCAGTTAATTTAACTAAGTGGCATGAATGGAAAAATACAGACTTAATTGAGACTTCGATTTATTTCCTTGACGGAGTTATGGAAGAATTTTTAGTTAAGACTAATGGTAAGGAGTCTCTTGCTAGATCACATAGATCTGCTAAAAAAGGTAGAGCAATCGGATTAGGAGTATTAGGATGGCATACATTCTTACAGAACGAAAGAGTTCCTTTTAATTCAATAGCAGCAACATCTTTTACTCATCAAATTTTCTCTAAAATTAAGAATGAAGCAGAAGCAGCTTCAAGAAAATTAGCAGAAGAGTACGGAGAACCGTTATGGTGTAAAGGTACAGGTATGAGGAATACTCATTTATTAGCAGTTGCACCAACAGTATCAAATAGTACAATATCAGGAGGAGTATCAGCAGGAATTGAACCGATACCGGCTAATGTATATACATTTAATTCTGCAAAAGGTACTTTTATCAGAAGAAATTCTGCATTAGAGTCTTATTTTGAAGATAAAGGACATAATACGGATGAGGTTTGGGATCAGATTATGAAAGATAGAGGGTCTGTAGCTAATATACCTGAAGATGTAATGCCAGTCGAGGATAAAGAGATTTTTCTAACATTTGCAGAAATAAACCAATTAGGATTAGTAGAACAGGCATCTGTACGTCAAAAATATATTGATCAAACACAGTCATTAAATTTAGCTTTCGACCCAACTGATAGTCCTAAATTTATTAATCTAGTTCACCAAACTGCATGGAAGTTAGGAGTAAAGACCTTATATTACTTACGTACAGACTCAATTATTAACGGAGATATAGGTTCAAGAACATCTGAAGACTGTCTTTCTTGTGACGGGTAGTAGAATAGGAATAATATAAAAATAAATAAATGATTTTCGTAACAACATTCACATTATTAGCAGTATTAGGAGTAGTTTCCTATGTTTCATTAAAGAAAATAAATAAACTAAAAAGTACTATTGTAGAAATAAAAGCTAACTTTGAAAAAGAGAGAGGCAGTATTAGAGCGGATGCTAAAAAACGTTCAGGTGCAGTACAGTGGGGTCTAGCAATAGAGAACTTTGTACCATTTATGGATGAATTCCCATTAAGACCCGAGGATGTAAATTTCCTTGGTAAGCCAATAGATTTTATAGGATATAAAAACACAGGAAGTAAAACTAAATGTGAAGTACATTTTATAGAGGTAAAAAGCGGTAATGCATTTTTACTGCCTAAGCAAAAAAACATAAAAAAGGCAATACAAGAAGGTAGAGTTTTCTGGCATGAAGTAAGAGTTAAAGCGAATAAAAAAGTAGAATAACTCCCTATTTATATTAAAGGAAATACGGCGCCTTTTAAATTTAGGAAAGAATTCAAAGTCATTGGTGAGTAGAGGCCGTATCTCGAAAGCCACTGACTTTTTTTATTATGGATTATCAAAAAATATATAACCAAATCATAGCAAGAGCTAGAACAAGAAAGTTAAACCACTATATAGAACGTCATCACATACTGCCAAAATGTATGGGAGGAAGTAATGATAATGATAATTTAGTAGAGCTAACAGCAAGAGAACACTACATAGTACATAAGTTATTAGTAGAAATACACCCTTCTAATAAAAAACTGCGTTATGCTTTATGGGGAATGTCTAATCAACTTGCTAGTTCAAATAACAATAGAGATTATAATGTAACTTCTCGAGAGTACGAAAGAGCACGTATCTTATTTAGTGAGAGTATGAAAGGAAGAAAAATTACTTGGGGAGGTAAAATATCAATATCAAAAAAAGGAAAATCAACTGGTAAACAGAGTAGAGAAACAATAAATAAGAGAAAGGAGACTGTAAAGAAGAATCCCTACAAACATACAGAGAAAGCTAAAAAAGCTATCTCGGAGGCCAATAAAGGTAGGGTAAAAGACCTTGAATGGCGTAAAAAAATATCGAATACTATAAAAAAGAAAGGTATAAAACCACCGTATAGAGGTATTCCATATACATACAATAACGTAACGTATAGAAGTAAACAGGAGGCATCAAGAATTCTAAAAATACCGGTATATAAGTTGTAGAATACCAATATTCTTCGTATATTTAATTATAATATAAAATCTAAAAATAATATGTCAAAAAACTCGGCGAAAGAAATTTATACACAACTAACCGAATGGTTAAAAACCCGTAAACCGGCGAATACTAAAGTTGTTAACAAGAAAACTAACTATAATAAAAATAGATAAAAATGACTAAAGTAATTAAATTTTATGCTAGCTGGTGTGGACCTTGTAGAGTCTATGCTAAAACTTTCGATAAAGTATCAGAAGAACTTAAAGATGAAGTTGAATTTGTAAACATAAATGTAGAAGACGACACTACAGGATTAGCTGGAGAATACAAAGTAACAGGTATTCCGATGACAGTTGTTATTAAAGGTGACGAAGTCGTAAAGAAAACAGGTAGGTTAGATGAAAAAGCTCTAAAAGAACTTATACTTGGTGAATAAAGATATAGTTGTAGCTGTTTGTTTATTTACTCTAGCACAAGGTATGATATGGTATCAAACTAACTCTCAATTCATCAATAATTGGGCAAAGGAACATCCATTAGTACTTGCATTTCTAGGAGTACCTATCAGTTATATACTAATCAATGCATCAAAGTACATAGTAGCAGGTTTTGATGGACAGCTATGGCCCGGTAGATTACTAGGATTTTCTACCGGTATGATCATCATGGCAGTGCTTACCTACATTCATTTAGGAGAAGGAATTACACTTAAGACAGGAGTTACACTTTCACTTGCTTTCTTAATAGTGTTAGTTCAGTTATATTGGAAATAAATTAATAAAAATTAAAGTTATGTTAAGACGACCAGATTCAATCCCAGCAGGGGATACAGTTATTGAAGACCCAGTAATGGAACCATTTTTTATCGCTAAATCATCTTCAGGAGGATATACAGTTTACGAAAGAGTGGTAAAAGGAGATAATAAAACTCCTTACATTAAAACCATATGTTATCCAGGCACATTCAATCATGCATTAAAATCAGTATCTAGAGAGTTACTAAATAACGGTAATAACCACTATACTTCTGTAAAGTCGTATATGGTAGAATGGAAAGAGATACAGGATAAGATGAGTACATTAACTAATATAGATTAACTATGGCAAATTCCTGTAGAACAGAGATCTATATAGAAGGATCTAAAGAAGCAATTGACAATTTTGTAGAAAGATTTGAAAAGTGTCATGACGGTCCTTACCCAAACCAAGAAGAAAATCCTCATATAGCTGACGAGTTTGGAGCAGATGCAGAATCATTTATTGATAAAGTCGGTTCAAAGTGGATTCAAATTTGGGATGAAGGTATTTACCACGAAAGTGATAATAGATGTGAGATTTATTTAGATACAGCTTGGTATCCACCATCTGATATGATTTTAGAAATTTATAGACAAATGGCTGAAATTGATGATGAAATTAAAGTATCAGGTAAATACTGGGATGAGTCTTACGATCCAATAGGGGTGTTTGAAGTATATTATGGGGAAATATTTAAAGAAGAACACCATGATCTGGATGAAGCTGAATGGGATGAAATGGTTGAAGAAGAAGATGAGGATTATGATAGAAACTTTTGGGAAGAAGTAGTAGATCCGTTATTTACAGTTTTACAGGAGAGATTAGATAAAGTAATGGAAGAAATTTAAAAATATTTTTCTTATATTATATTATACGTTCGCCTATACGTTATTAATACCTGGCAAAAATTAAACAAATAAATCATGGCAAAACATGTAGTAGTATCCTTATCAGGAGGGATGGATTCCTCAACATTATTATTAAGAGCATTATCAGAATACGATTCTGTAACAGCTATCTCATTCGATTATGGTCAAAAACACAGAGTAGAGTTAGAGAGAGCTCAATCATTAGTAGATTATATTAATAAAAACTGCCCCTCAGATGAAAATTGTTTTAATGGGTGTACGGTAAATTATCGTCAAATTAAATTAGATGGACTAGTAGATTTATTAGATTCAGCATTAGTTGATGGTGGAGATGATGTACCAGAAGGACATTATGAGCAAGATAATATGAAAGAAACAGTTGTTCCTAACAGAAACAAGATGTTCGCTTCTATTACTCAAGCCGTTGCATTATCAGTTGCAAATAGAACAGAAGAAACTTGTGATATCGCTTTAGGTATCCATTCTGGTGATCATGCCGTTTACCCTGACTGTAGACAAGAATTCAGAGATGCAGATGATGCAGCTTTTAGAATGGGTAACTGGGACGCTGATAGAGTAGGTTATTTTACACCTTATTTAGAAGGAGATAAATTTACTATTTTACAGGATGGTGAAAAATTATGTGAAGAACTTGGATTAGATTTTGATGAAGTCTATAAAAGAACTAATACGTCCTATAAACCTTATCCATCAGGTAACTCAGATTACAAATCAGCTTCTTCAGTAGAACGTATTGAAGCATTTATTAAACTAGGACGTAAAGATCCAGTTCAATACGAAGACGAAACAGGACCTGTATCTTATGATGTAGCAAGAGCTGCAGTAGAGAAAGTATTAGCTGATTACGTAGCTTAAAAAGGTAGGAAGATTGGCAGAGTGGTCGAATGCGGCAGTCTTGAAAACTGTTGACTGTAACAGGTCCGGGGGTTCGAATCCCTCATCTTCCGCAAAAAGTATCTAAAAAGTTTGGATATGCGAGATATATTTCGTATATTTAAGTATACAAAAGCTAGATGGCGTTGCATCGGCACCTGGGCGCGTTTGGGTTACAAATAAGAATCGTGCTTTGTATAGTATGGGGTTTTTGAACCTCGGCCTATAACACATCTAGTTTTTTTATATTATAAATAGATCCAACTAGGTTGTGCATGCAATTAGCTCCTCAACCTCTTGCACTTGCAGGTGTAAAGTGGTTGGATCGCTTATTAAGAGAGAGGTAGTGAAGCTGTAACGAGCACACCACTGATAAAGGTGACTATACTGAAAAAAGGTTAACAGTAGGTATAGGTAAAATCAGGCTTAGTCAGTAACCTTGAAAGACCCGAAACCTCTCTATATGTAGGTCCACATTGTGGATATATGTTCCTTCATGGGATTAAGGATTGGGCTTTTCCCGGTCGCCTACAGTAATGTCCCATGGTGTAATTGGTAACACACCGGTTTTTGGTACCGGCATTCAAGGTTCGAGTCCTTGTGGGACAACTAAAATAATTAACTATGAAAACCCAACTCTGTAAATGCGGTAATATATCTACAGAATTTAACTCAGGTAGTGTTTCGTACTACACATGTAAATACTGTAATAATGTAAATTTTAATTAATAAAAAGCTTACTTTGGCAGGCTTTTTTTCGTATATTTAGGTATATTAATAAATAAAACAATGAAAAAATACACGATTACAGATACAGAATGGGAAGAAGTTATTGTTAGAGTTAGAGAACTTGAAAACGAAAGTATTAAACTAAAAAGCTATATAGAAGCACTTGAAAAGAAATTAACTATAAAAGATGTTAGCCAACAACGTGAACTGTTAATTGCTTATAATATTGACTTTTACAAAGGAATACACGATGTTGATTTAAAACACATTGAAGCTAATGTTGATAAATACCTAAGCAAATTATAGTGGCTAACGCTGAGTATATGGTTAGTGTGCGATTACACTGACCTTCAAATTAAAAACAAATATTAACTAAGCACATTAACTATATACATTGTTAGTTGCTTTTAAAAACGAATAGAATGCAATTAGTTAAAAAAAGTAAAAGAACTCGTTTAAGAAACTTGCCAAATGGTACTATGTTTACAATGAAAGACTGGGATAGTTTTGCATTTAAAAGCGAATACAGAACAAACCAAGGAACTTGCGAGTGTTATATACTTGGAAGTGGAGAAATGTTTTGGGGTGGATGCAAAACGGCAGATGAACTAAACAATTTATTAGTAATACCAATAGAAACAAAAGGTAGTTTTTAATTGCTACTAACGTATTTGTATAACAAAAGTTAAAGATAAATTATGAAAAAAGTAGATAAAGAAAAACTAAAGATTGACTTAATTGATTGGACTTACGATTGTGGCGATGGTTGTTGCACTAATTATGGTACAACAACTAAAGTAAACGGTATAGAAATGCCTTTACAAAACCAAGATGCAGCCACAATACTTGAAATGGTACTTAAACACTTAGGTTATGACGTAGATATTAAAGAACATTATGAGTATGACTAAACTTTAATTTTTGTTATACGTAGTTGGTTGTAGTTTTTTGTTTGCGAATTATTTGTAAAGAAACACTTAAAATACAATTAGTTTACAAACATTAAACTACTTTAATAACAAAATATTACTACCAACAAGTATTATAACAAGTTTAACCAAACTAAAAAAACCTGAATATCAATGTTTTATCATTTTGATACACATACAGAAACAATTATTTATAAATACAAGTGGGTGTTTATAGATTACCCGCATTTAAAGGTAACGGAATGCGGGAAAATAATAAACGTAAAAACAGGCAGAGAGAAAAAGATTTGCTTAAATGGTTATTCAAAAGGAGTTTGGGCAACTCCTAAAAAATTTATAACTAACCTTAATAATCATATCACAATCATAACTTAATTCACATTATGAAACAACCTTATAAAATAACAATAGAACATTACGACCAGAAGGTTAGTATTGAAAAAGACCACAGCGATATAACTTCAGAAGAGTTTGCAGATATGCTTTACAATATATCTATGGCAGCTGGATGGAGTGAGGAAAACTTAAAAGAAATATTTTATATATGAAGACACTATTAATCACACTCATAATTTTAATTAGTACTGATTATCAAGTAGTTACAGCTACCGTATATCATGCAGTTGAAAAACAAACAGATGATACACCATTTATTACTGCCTCTAATAAAAGAATAAACCCAGAAAACCCAGCAGGTCATAGATGGATTGCTGTATCAAGGGATTTAGAAAAATTAGGATTTGTATTTGGTGTTAAAGTAAAAGTAGAGGGAGCAGGTGATCTAGATGGTATTTGGACAATACAAGATAGAATGAATAGAAGATTTACTAAACGTATTGATTTTTTAGTTAATAAAACTAGAAGATATGGTAAGTGGGATAAAGTAAAATTAACAATTATTAAATAGAATTAGGATACCTGAATAACATTTCGTATATTTAGGTATAGAAATAAATAAAAAAATAAAGGTTATGGCAACATTAACAGTAACAGAAGATCAATTAAGATTAATCCAACAAGCATTAGATTTTTATAGTAGAGTTGGTATAGGTCAATTTGGGGTTATTAAAGACCATCCAACATTTGAAAAACATTTACATAAAGAATTTGCTTTAGGTAGTGGACCTTTTAAAGTTGGTGATAAAACAATGCGAGGTGAAGTTGTTGAAATTGACCCCAAAGGTAAATGGATTAAAACCAAGGGTAGTTGGGGTAATGGTGATGAAATAAAAAAATGGACTGATATAGGTAAAATAAATTATTCAACAGACTATACTAGATATCATGCAGTTAGAGATGCTGTAGATAATATGTTAGTTCAACCAAGAAATATGTTATACAACGATAACTCAATTGGTAGGAATGGAGGTTGGGGAATCCATAATCCAAATGTAGATGATTCTTGTAGAGAAGCGTTTGATTTAATTCAAGTAATTAGACATGAATTTTGGAAGAAAAACCCAAAAAGAAGTAGTATTACCGTAGATTCTTCCGTACATTTACATTGTAAAGATAGTGATAAAATAAAAGTAGAGTTATGAAAGAAGAGTTAATAACATTTGAAACTGCTAAATTAGCTTATGAAAAAGGATATACACGTGAGGTAGTGGGGATTTCGTTTTCATCAACTCGGAGAAACTATTATAATACCAAGGGTGAATTAAACGGGGATTGTATAGACTTCATTAAAGATGTTATAAAATACGGTAGAGAAAAAGCAAAAGTTAAACATATAATATACCCTGCAACGTCACAATCCTTACTTCAAAAATGGTTACGAGAAAAACATAAAGAACACATAAAAGTAGTTTATATGAATGAGACTAACACCTATAGTTCCTCTTTAACTATGAGAAGTATGGGTTGGTCAAATTTTAAAACATACGAAGAAGCTTTAGAAAAAGGATTACAAGAAGCCCTAAAATTAATTTAAGATGAAAATTTGGCATATAAGTGATACACACACATTTCACAAATTATTAGAAATACCCCAAGGAGTAGACCTAGTTATATTCTCAGGTGATTGCAGTAACCCAAGAGACCCATATAATAACGAACCAGAGGTAAGAGCATTTATAGATTGGTATAGTAATTTACCTATTAAACATAAAGTATTTATAGCAGGTAACCACGATACCTCTATCGAAAAAGGTTTAGTAACTAAAGAGGATTTTAGTAAAAATGGTATTCATTACCTTGAAAACACATCTGTTGAGATAGAAGGATTAAAAATATTTGGTTCACCATATACACCAATGTTTGGTAACTGGGCTTTTATGAAAGCTAGACATAAATTAGATAGAGTATGGGATAGTGCAATACCAGATGATAGTGATATAGTTGTAGTACACGGACCACCAAAGGGTGTTTTAGATCTATCTTATGATAGAAATGGTAAATTAGAGTTTTGTGGTGATAAGTCATTAATGAATAAATTAAAAATAGTTAAACCTAAATTTATGATGTTCGGTCATATCCATAACAATGAAGATATAGTAAATGCAGGTATTAGAAAGGTCTATGGTTTAGATACAACATTCTCTAATGGTTCAGTAGTAACTGATAGAAAATTTGGTAAAGTAACAAGTAACGGGAATATATTTGAATTAATACAATAAAAAACATGTCAGATTTTAGAATCAAACACTACGAATACTTTAATGAAGAGGGTAAAGTAACAAATGAACACTATTACATCCAAGAATGGAAGAGGTTCTTATGGTGGTCCTATTGGAAGGATATTAAACATGAAGAATGGATTTGGGGTGATTGTTATAAAGTTAGAACAAAATTTGAAACAATAGAAGAAGCAAAATCTTTCATTAAAGATGTACTATGTCCTGAACTACCAAGAGAAAAGAGTAGAGAAACAGAAGTAGCTCTAATAAGTTGTAAAAACGATTAAAATAAAAAGTTAGTATGTTTGAAAATATATTAAAGGGTTTACAAAAAGACCTGGTAGGTTTAGATTTCGTTTACAAAAGCAAATATGGTGGTGAAGTAAAAGGAACTGTTAAAGGAGTTTCTATCACACATCAATTTAATGCTGATAAAGAAACTAATCGAAAAATGTTAGTAGGTTTAAGTAAAAGAACCTCTAAAATACAAATAACTGAAGAGGATGAAATTGAACTAACACCTGATTTTAAATGGTCTGGTTGGAGTTTTGAAATAATGATTACTTCCGAGAATGGAATATCATACAATATGAAGAAAGATAACATATATTTTATAAATAAAGATGAATAAATGAAAAATAGTTAAACCCAAATTTATGATGTTCGGTCATATCCATAACAATGAAGATATAATAAATGCAGGTATTAGAAAGGTCTATGGTTTAGATACTATATTCTCAAACGGTTCTGTGGTTACTGATGGAAAATTTGGTAAATTAACAAGTAACGGAAATATATTAGAAATATGACACCAAAATAATTTTTTAAAAAACAAACAAGTAGAATTTGAAGATTGTTATATTATTAAACTGAGAAGGTATGAAACAAAAATATGCTATTGGGATATAATATTAAAGAATTAAAAGATTCTTTTATAGAATAAAACATGTAGTAGACTTATTTTTAAACTTTAACACCAAAGAGATGTGAAAGCAATACTAGAATTTAATTTACCGGAAGATCAAACCGAATACCAAATGGCCAGTGATGCATCTAAAATGTTTAGTACATTATGGGGCATGAAACAATGGTTAAGAGGACAGGTTAAGTATTTCCCAGATGAAAGGTCACAAGAAGTTTATGATGCATTTGAGGAGTGTAGACATAAATTAAATGAATTACTAATTGATAACAACTTAGATTTAGATGTATGAAATTATTAAAAAAAGTAGGTAGGTGGTTTAATAAAAACAAACAAGAGGCTATTAAAGAAGATTACTACCGTCCAAAATTATTTGGTAAAAGCAAAAGCGTAACCTATGAAATAGATGGATTAGCTAAATCTTATTGTACTGTTACAGCTTGGGCAAATGGAGAAGGTTTTGATATATCTTTTGAAACACAGACAAATACTAAAACAGGGGATTGGGAAGATAAAAGAATATCAATTCATACAGATGAATTAGATTGTATGTTAGCAGGATTGAATCACCTTAAACATTTTAATTAGAATGATACCAGGAGCACAACCTAAACTACTATTAAATTTAGATACAGAAGAACCTGAATATAGGTTAATTCGAGAAAGAGATAAACTAGTAAAAGAATCAGCTAGAGTATTATGGTTAGAGTGGAATGAGGATGGTACATTCAAAGATAATTTTGAAGAACCAGCCGTAGGTCGTTCATTAATTATGTCTCCATTCAATGATTTCTTTACTTGGCAGACTACAACAGTAACAGAGATTGTAGAGCATAGAGATGATTATGTAAAGTTTAAAACAGAGAATAGCAACTACGAATTATTTAAAATATGACAGAAAGTGAAAAGTTTTTAGATAAAATAATGAGCCTAGTTGATAGTGATGACAAACATTTTTTTAGATGCCACAAAGCAGATATAAAGGCTTATGCAAAAATATATCATAAAGAGCAATTAAATTCAGTTATAAGTAAGGTTAGAGAACTTGAAAACGAAAGCAATAAATTAAAAGGCTATATAGAAGCACTTGAAAAGAAATTAACTATAACCGATGTTGTGAAACGTTATGATGCTAACAAATATACACCGCCTTTTAGGGTTGGTAGAAAACAAGGTAAGGCAGTACTCGATGGCAAAGGTTTAGAAGTAGTTTTCTTTATGCATAGCGAAGAACAGGCAAAAATGTACTGTGATTATTTGAATAATGTTTGCTAACGTTTTAATGTGGTTGTATAAATAATAAAAATTTAATTATGGAACAAAATAAAGTAAATAAAGAACCAGATTTTAGAACCCAAAAAGGTGAGTGGTTAGTTTGGAATATGTTAACCTACGATAATGACATACAAAAAGCTTCTGAACTACTTAGGCAAAAAGAGTAAAAAACGGTTTGGAAAGACTTGGTAAAGGATATTTTGATGCTTACAGATTTAACCCTTACAACCCTTTAGCTTATATAGTTCTTATCTGTATATTTATTATCGGATTAATAATGTATGGTTTTGTTGGTATATTTGAAAAAGCACAAAACCCTTTTTTGTGGGATTAAAACAAATAATAAAATTATGGAAATTATAATAATACTGTATTTAATATTAGTGTTTGTTTTAATATTAGATGCTGTTATTGAAAGGGTAAGGTAATAATTTTAATTATTTATAATAACTGTTATACGTTGTTATATACTTTTAAAATGATATGAAAATAAACTTTGATTTAAAAAACAAGTACCCAAGTGTAGAATTTTGCTACAATAACAAAGCGGTAATAATTAGGTATTGGGGTGGATTAAAATTTAATAAGGTTGTGATTTATGGTGCATAACACCAAGATAACAAACGAAAAATATTAAAACAAAAAAGAGATGAAAAAGTTATTTAACTTTATTAAAAAAATATGTACACATAACTATTGTGATACTTGTGGATTTACTAAAGAAAAAGTATATGTAACTGAAATCAGGATAGAGGCAGGAACAATCCAATGTTTAAATTGTTATAATAAAACCTTTAACACCAAAGAGAGGTGAGTGATAAAAATAAAGAAACAGAGATGTTAAGATGTAGTTGTGGTAAATATGAAAAATGTACTAGAAAAATACAAACATCTTGGAATAATAGATGGGGAACAGGTAGAATATGGATTGATAAGAAAGACCAATATAGATGTGGTAAGATACAAGAACAAATTAAGCAAATGAAAAAATCATTTAACAATTACACATAATGTTATTAAGATTATAAAAAGAAATATAAGGACATGAAACATTATTTTAACGAAGGAGAAGAGTATCTAAGAAAAGATGATAACAATCTTCAAGGAAGATCTCCAAAGCAATATGAAAATAGTGCTAAGATTTTTTTAATAGCAGCTATAGGGTTATTTACAATCATAGCCTTTTCGGCACTGCATAGCTTAATTTTAGGATAAAAATGAAGACAAAAAATCAACCCAAAAAGATCTATAGGTTATAGTAAGTAAAAATATAAAATAAAAGACAATGATTAAATCACAAACAACATTTGTAAAATCTTCAACCGTAGAATCGTTACATTATGATTCAGATACGAAAACCCTAATGGTTACATTTAATCATGGAGCAACGTATACATATTTTGAGGTAATACTAGAAGATTATTTAGCACTAATTAATTCTGAATCTATTGGTTCTGCTTTAAACAAAACTATTAAAGGTGTATATAACTATCAGAAACATGAAGAACAACCCTAATTTCATCTTTTGGAACGAAGAGTGGAATAATCTAACAACTAAAACAAAATAATTATGCCAACATTTTACACAGAGGATTTAGATATTGAAGTTGATGAATTTTTAGATGATTGCAGTAGTTCTGAAATTCAGGAAGTTATTCAATGGTTAAAGGACTCAGATTGGTTGCCACAGAATGTAGCAACTTCTGAAGAACACCAATCATTTCAGGACGCTGAATTTGACGGAGCCTTAATGAATCTTGTAGGAAAGAGATTTAAAATGACCCAAGAACAAGAGGAATTAATCATTAATCTTTCAAAACAAGTTATCTAATTAAAGACAAACATAATGGGAAACTCATACGACAAATATTTAGAATTAGAAGAAAGAGGCGCCTTTGAATTTGATCCAACCAATGTTAATCAAGTTCTTTATAAAGCTGCCGATAGAGGCCTAAAGTCATTAATACTATATGGGGCTATGGATTTTATTAGAGAAAATCCAGAATTAACAAATGATGATGCTATTCTTTTAGCAGCTAAGGAATTTAAATTAATTTAATTATGGGACTACTTCAAAAAATATCCTGGAAAACCAGAAGATGGAACTTTAAAATTAACCTATTAGATATATTCCTGCACGACGGAAATGGATGCTGGGGATTTACGCTTCTTGAAATTGTTAAGGACTATAATTCATATTCTCTATTAGCGTTTGAATTTAGATTGCCGAATGGCGCCGACATCAAGAAATTCAAAGTTGATAATTTCGACATATTATTTATTGGAGGCCCATTAAAAGATTGGGAAATGAAGCTTGATGATCGTATTTTATGGGGACATAAACCTACAATCCTACAAAGAATAGGATTAAAAATAGTTAGATATATATTTTAATGGAATTAAAACAACAATATTCAGCAGGACTTGTACTAATATATGATCGAAAGGTTCTCCTATTACATACTACAGGGAGAAGTGATTCACATTCATATGGAATTCCTAAAGGTGGCTTAGAAGACGGAGAAACTAATCTTCAAGCTGCAATTAGAGAAACATACGAAGAGGCTGGAATCAAGGTTCCGGAAAGATTAATTAATAAGACTGAATATAAATTTGTTGTTACATCAAGAAAATATAAATATAATAAGACTGTAACTTATTTCATAGTTGAATTGGATGACCTTAAACAGGTAGGACTTAAAAGTCTAGAGGTTCCTAAAGGTCAATTACAACTAAAAGAGGTTGATGTTGCTGGATTTTTTAACTATAGAGATGCCATGACTCGTATAATGAGATCACAATCTCAAGTTATAACTACACTTCTAAATAAAGGACTAATTTAAATTATTTAAATTTAAACAAAACCTATAAACCTTATATAAATAATATGGAACCAGAATTAGATATATTCGAACAATGGGCTGAAGAGCGAAAAGCCAAACCTTGGTATAAAAAAATAGCCAGGAATATTTCATTGAGTTGGAACTTCAAATACCAATATTTATGGCGA